TTTCACAACTAAATCTATCTTTGTGTCTAGTTAAAACATCTCCGTTTTTATAAATTCGTGCATAAGAATATGTCTCTAATAATTTTAATCCTGTGTGTTTTTCCATAACAGGTTTTACTTCTTGTAACAAAGTTTCCATCGCAACATCTGCATAATCTGAATAAGTATTAGGAACTTGAGGGTCATTCCATGTGCCCCAATATTCTGTAAAAGGTGATATATACCTTTCATCAAATAATATTCTTGCAGCATTTCTTTTATTCAAAAAATACTTATAAATAAATTTTGCTAATTCCTTAGAAATAACATTTTTTAAAATTGTATATTTATTTTTTTTGAACGACATTTAACACTCCTTTTGGTATAGCCTGACAATTCCAATGTATAAATCTAAAAGGTTCATATCCCATATCCACTGTATATTGATGTGGCATGTATGAAGGAAAGAACATCATTCTTCCAGGTTTTACTTTGTAGTTTACTTGTGACGATGCATATGTCAGAATTGTTTTATCTTTTTCAGGTAATAAGTTCATTACATTTCCTGGTCTAGGATCATCAAATATAGGCATTGATGTTGCCTCACCAGCTTTTAAAAAATAAAAACCAGATATGTGTCCATTCCAATGTGTATGTAAAGAATGATTACCAGCTCCTTTTTGAGAAAACTCTTGCACCCACATTTCAGTAATAAATACTTGATAGTTAGTTAAATCAAAACCCATTTCTTCTAATAAGTTATGTGCTGTTGCACTAACATATTCTGCAAGTTTCATAAACTTAGGATCTCCGATTAAACTTTTAGAATGAAATACATGACCCATGTCTCCCTTATTACCAAAATCTTTATTACGTTTATTAATTTGTGGTTTTAATAATTTTTTAGATTCTTTAATGTATTTATCAGAAGCTTTATTTAAACTATTTACAAAAGCTGGTTCATCTGCAAACCATATAGGACATTTAAAATAATCATCTCTTTGTAATTGTTTTGGATAATTTTTCATTTAAACGGCCATCCTAAATTCCAAATAACTAAACTATATCTTGATCCTTTTTTAACTGGACATACTCTATGCCACACAAACGAAGGAAATACAACTAAAGATCCTTTAGGTAATATCTCTGTACATTTGTGAACATTACGTTTTTTATCAGGGTCTAAGTTTCTAAAATCAAATTCTAATTCACCACCCTTATAATCTTTTGGATCTGATAAACTTACAGTAACAGATAGTTTTCTAATTTTTCCATGTGATGGAGTATCAGGCTGATCGTATGGTTTATCCCAACTATCACAATGCCAATCATAATACTGACCCTTATTATATTTTGTAAACTGACAAGACTCAGACCAATCCCAGTCAAAGTTCCAATTAGCATGTTTATTTGCAGTTTTTATGTAAGGTTGTATTTCTTTATATATCCATCTATCGTTCATCCAAACAATACTAGAATCTCTTTTCTTTTTTAAATCTGCTATTTCTTTTTTATTTAATTTTTTATCTGCTAGTCCTCCTGTAACTGCCATTTGATCTCGAAGTTGATTACCATAACGAACAATGTCATCACAAATTCTATTTGGAATAACTGATTCAAAAAACCAATAATAATTTGAAAGGTTCATTTCTTTTTTCCTTTATTAAACATAATTAATCCATCCAGTTAAAATAAATTTTTCTTCTTTTAGAGCAACTACACCTTTATGAAAATGAGTCCAATAAGCAGGCCAAATATAAAAATCCCCTGCTACAGGTTTTAAAGTTTTATTTTGATAAATAAACTTAGTGCCTCCACCTTTTTTAATAGTATTTAAATAAATCATCCAAGCAAATACTCTTTTAGAAACAGCTGGAGTGCCATCGTTTTCACAATGTAATTGATCATAAAATTTACCAGGTTTATATTTCATTAATTGAATGTAAGGATCTAAATCCCATTTACACAAATGTGTATCTATTTCTGGGTATGTTTTTTTAAAACTAAGAATACATTTTTTTAATGTTTTACCTAAATTAAAAAAGTTTTTTTCTTCTCTTACTTCAATACAAATTTCTAAATTATCTAAATCTTTTCCTGTAGTTAAACCTTTTTTAGCTTTATGTTTATTTTTTTCAAACCAATTAATTAATTTAACGCAAGATTCTTTAGAATAAGCATTATTTATTTTTTTTATAAAAGACTTATCTTTATTCATACTTTCTTTTTAGTAAAATTAAATTTACTAAATTAACTTTAGATTGTCAACTATCTTAATATCCAATCAGAACCATTCCAGTCATATAGAGGTATTGGATCTTCTGTAGCGTTTGATTTAAAACCAAACCAACCTTTACTATTGTCTGATTGATAAAGATCTTCGTCCCATGAAATTTTCCAAGTCCATTCTGGACTTTCTTGTCCATCATCAATTATTGATGGAAACGTAATAGGTGCCTCCCAATCATTATCATTATTTATAGTCCAAGATGCGAATGGTTGAGGAGCAATAAATATATCTTTTGCTTCATCATAAACATATCCTAAACCTGCGTATTGTTTTCTAAAATTATGAGAGAGAGAAGTTTGTTTCCAAGTTCCACCTTTAAAAAGAGTTTGACAATATGTTTCACCATCAACGTGCATATCATTTTCTCCTAATGGTCCTGCTGCTGTAGGTACATCATCAGCTATAACTACTACATTCTCTACAACTAAATGTGTATCAGAAGTAAATCCTGTTGGATCTGTTTGTGATTTTAATTTTGCAAAGTTTGCCATATAATTATCCTTACGCTATTGTTAGTGTACCAGAAGCTGTAAAAGTTGCAATCTTATCTCCTCCTGGATGTGTTGCTGTTGCTCCACCCGGAGTAACACTTAAACTAGCTTTAGCAGGTGCTCTTACAATCACCACTCCAGCGCCACCGTTTCCTCCACAACCAAGGCCTGTACCACCTCCGCCTCCTCCACCTGAGTTTGCAGTACCATTTGAATTAGTTGCTCCTGCACCAGATGGTGAACATCTAGATCCTCCAGAAGATGCTCCTCCTCCTGCAAAATTTACTCTTGAAAAAGGTGTTCCACATGCACCAATATTATTAGGGACTCCGTTTCCTCCGGTTCCACTGTTTGCTGGTCCAGGTAATCCTACAGAGCCAGCTCCTCCGCCGCCTCCACCGTTACCATTTACGTGTGCAGCTGTACTAGTACCACCATTGTTTCCTTCAGAGGGATCAAAACTTCCTGTGTTTCCTAAACCTTTACCTCCATTAGTTCCTCCAGAAGAAAATAAACCTCCTCCACCACCAGAACCACCGTCGGCCCCTCCACCACTTTGACCTCCTGATCTTCCACCACCAGAAGCGGTAATCATGTTACATCCTTCAACACCACATGCACCTAAAATTGAACTACCTCCATTAGTCGCCCCTGCAGAATATGCAGGTCCAGGTGCTCCTGTTCCTCCAGCTCCAATAGTTATTGTATAACAACCTGGTTCAAGTTCTAAAGCTGTAGCTCGTAAAGAACAAGGTCCAAAACCAGAAGCTCTATAGCCTCCCGCTCCGCCACCTCCGGCTCCGCCACCTCCAGCTCCACCGCCACCAGCAATAACTAAAAAGTTAGTAGTAAATACTGTAGCTCCACCACCAGAACCAAATCCTAGTATCTGATAACCAAAGCCTTTTCTTTTTGATTTATTTTTTTTTAAACTTTTACCGTCAACATCTTTGATAATGTCTAATTTATGGTCTCTCATATTCTACTCCTTATGCGTCGTTAGCAGCACTCGTAGTAAAGAATAGTTTAATTCCAAGTAATCTTGCATCAGCGGTTAAATCATCTGCCGATACATCTCTAGATATTTGAAAGAAAACATATTCGTCAGCACCAGGTGATCCTGCTATTGTTACTGCTCCACTTTCAGCAGCAACATCTAAATCGTTTGATGTACCACTGTGTGCCTTTGCTGTTGCAACGACTTGTGTTCCGAAAGCTGTATTTAAATCTCCACTATCAGCTAGAGCCACGCCAGATAATCCCCATGCTGTAGTTCCTGTATTTGTTGATGTTGCAGTGAAAAAAGCTTGAAAAGTTACTGTTCCCGCATTCCATGATTTAGGAAATGCAACAGCAAATTGAGCAAACTCATCTGAATCTTTATCAAAATCTAAAACTTTAATTTCTGGACCATTTGACAATTCTACTTGTGCAGCTTCTGCACCATTTGTAGAATTAGGATACATAGCAACAGCTGGTACCCATATAGTTTCTTTTCCAGCAATTTTAATTGCACCTGTAGCATCTCCAGCGTCTACTGCTTTAGCTTGTCCAGTTCCATTAGGAGCAATAGTTATATCTCCATTAGCAGCATCTGTAATAGTGATTGTACCTGAGTTAGTTCCAGAGTTAGTGCTCATTACTAAGTCTGAAGCTCCACCTGTTGTTACTGTAAGTGTACCTGCTCCGTTTGAAGTTAGTGTAGCTGCTGCTCCACTGTCTCCAACTTTTACAGTATCTCCTGCAAGAACTACATCTCCAGTTCCTTTTGGAGTTATATTAATATCTATATTTGTATCACCACCTGTTGATGAAAGAGTTGGACCTGAACCTGTTGCAGCGTTTGCTATTGTAAATTCATTTACTGCAGAACCTGTAGCTGTAAGTAAAGCTAATTCATTTCCATTAGTATCTAAAATAGATGTACCAATTTTAGGTGAAGTTAAAGTTTTATTTGTTAAAGTTTCAGTTCCAGTAAGAGTTACATCACCAAAACTTAAAGTATAAATATCTGGGTTAGTCCCATCATTACCTGTAGCAAATACAAGTTGGTCACCTTTATCTGTTGTAGCAAAAGTAAAAGTATCTCCTGAACCTGATGCATATTTAAACTGTACTGTGTAAGCACCTGATGTTGAATTTCTTAAAAAATAAAATGTTTGTGCATCTAAAGGAATTGTTACAATTTGGTTTCCAGTAATACTACCTGTAAACTCAATCATTCTGTGAGACATAACTGCACCAGTTGATCCATCAGAAACTGATAAAGCTGTAGTTTGTGCACCACCTGCTATTGATTGTGCGGAATATCCACCTGAAATTTGTTCGATAATTTGTAAATTAGTATTAGTTTTTGTACCCCATGTACCGGCATTTTCTCCAGTTGCTTGAAGTTCTATACCTAAAGGTGTGTATGTTGATGCCATAATTTTTATCTCCTATTACGCTGCTACGTCTGTATAACTTGTATTAGAACCTGTGTCAATAGCTTGATATGCTTGAATTCCAAAACCAGTGGAAGTTCCAAACGCAGCAACAGAAGCTGTTGCTGAAACACCTGTTAATCCCATTACATCCGCAGGAACAATTGTTCCAACATTAGCAGTTACTGAGACTCCTGTCAATCCCATTACATCTGCAGGAGCAATTGATCCTACAGCAGAAGTCATACTTAAACCTGTTGGTATAGTAGTAGGATTTGATGTTATACTAAATTCACCTACATTACTTGTTAAAGAAAATCCTGTTAACCCTATTGCGTCTGCAGGTGATATTGAACCTACTGCAGATGTCATTGCTTGACCAGTTAATCCAATAATTTGAGAAGCTGCAGTTACTGTTCCTACACTAACAGTTGCAGAAATTCCTGTTAATGAAAAAGATACGTTTCCTATTATTGTTGGTGATCCAATACTTGCTGTTGAAGCTACACCTGTTAATCCCATTACGTCTGCAGGGTTTACAACAAATTGTCCCCAACCTTGTTCTTGTCCATAAGAACCATCACCAAAATCAGAACCGATGCTAACATTAGATATCATTGCATCAGGTGCTGTTAACTCAACTGTTAAACTTGATTCACCCCAAGTTTCAAAATTCCAAGTATCTCTACCCCAACCTTGTTCTGGAAATGTATCAACTTCTCCAATAGAAACGGTAGCAGATACTCCACTTAAAAAAACTGTTTCATCAGAAAGTTGATCCCACTCACCATCATTCCAAGATTTAGCACCCCAACCTGTTGTAAAAGCTTCACTTATTCCCCAAAGATTAGCACTCCAATTACCTGCGCCCCAAAAATCTACGTTAGGAGTATTTGCTTGTCCACCCATGTTAGAGTGATTTGTACAATAATAATAAAGAGTTGGTGCATCAGAAGCTACTTCAATTTGAGTATAAGCTCCAGATGATCCTGGAGTTCCATTAGTTGTTACGTTAGTTGTATATTCACTTCCTCCAGAATGTGTACCGTTGCTTGTTGTAGAAAGTCTTAATGGATGAGATGAGTTTGATGAATCTGATTGATCAAATCTAAAAGTTGCGCCTTCAACTAATTCTAAAGTAGCTTGTTGAACACCATCGATAAAATATTTATTACCACTATCGGTGCTAACCACCGTTACTGTAAAGGTTCTAGTAACGGACATACCGCGTTACTCCTTTACGCTATTCTAATTATTGCGTTAGATGCGTCTGCTGTTGGAAATTGAATTGTGAAAGTTCCACTTGTTACAGTTTTATCTCCACCAAAAGCTATTACTGCAACAGCTTTGTCAGATTGTGTATCGTTATAAATTAACGCACCGTTTGCTGTGAAAGATGCAGAACTAAAACTTACATCTGCAAAATCACAGACTGCAGTAGTTCCATCAGTTGTTGGCGTAACACTTGTAAGTGTTGCTCCACCTGCAGTGTATGCAGTTCCAGATGAGTTTGTAATTTCATTTGATGTTGAATAAGCTGTAGTTCCAGCTCCTAAAGATGCTGAACTTGTGAATAAAGCTATTTTAAAAGTGTTTCCACTTGTTGCTGTAAGATTGTGTGTACCAACCAAAATTTCTTGTTTGAAACTTGTACAAATTGCCGATGTTATTGCCATAATTTATCTCCTACGGGTTTGCTGAGTTTACTGGTATACGAACAGCGCCATCAGTATAGTCATCTCTTCGTCTTCTACCAACTTGTTCGTTAGCAAACTTCTGTACCTCTTGTTTATACTTATTTTCATATAGTGTCAACATATCTATTGGGCCTTTTAAAAATCCATATGCCTCTGATAGACAGCAATATAACAACCCATTTGGAAAGTTAAGACTAATATAATTAGTGTCATTATTTTCTAATAATGCTGGTGCTGCATTGTAGTGTACTCTAAATTTATAGGTTGTATCAGGAACAGGAGCAAACATCATTCTTCCAGATGTGGTGTCAGACTCTCCTGTACCACCTCCAAACATAGCATAATATTTAGGTTGACCTCTTTTAGCTGATGCCGTTGAGGATACATATTCTTGTAAATAAGTTATATCTTTTTTTTCTAGCCATACATTAGCTCCAGTTATTTCTGAGGTAGAATCATAAACTTGTATTCCTCTAATAAATACAGCTCCTGCTGGGGCATTAATTGTTTCTTGACCAGTTACTAAATTACCTGATTGTTGTTTTCTATCTGCATCAATAGGTACATCTCTAAAGATTCTATACTGTGCATTTAAAATAATATTTTCTAAAACAGAATCTGTTAAAACATTTGAATCTGTTTCAGTATAACTTAATATTTGAGTTTTTAATCCTGATGCACTTAAACCTGCCATTATTTTAAATCTCCTTCATGTTTTAAACGTATCTTTTTTTGTTTTGCTGTTTCTTCTACATGCATTGGGATATCTGATTCTGGCATATCTTCATATAAAGAAAGATGCTCATCTTTTTCTTTTTTAGGTGTAAATAAATTTTTTATCCAATTCCAAATCTTTTTCATTATGCTTCTATAGTTACGGGCCCTATTGAACAACCATAACCACCTCCTTTTACATTTCCAACTGTAGCAGTATCTGTATCAACTGTAAAATGAAAAAAATTTGAACTCGCATAATCAGTTGTAACCGCAGCATCATTTTTATATAAGCCTACAGTAATAGCATATCCTGCTGACTTTGTAATATTTGTTCCTGTTATCCCATCAAAATCAGGAATATTTGCATATGCAAACACTGGATCTGTTGAACTACCTGTTCCTGGAGAAGTAGTTGGTGCTCCTCTAAATCTATAAGTTGTGCCGTTAGTTAATCCATGTCCAGGTGAAAAAACATTTATAATTCTAGAACCTGCTTCATAAGTTTCAAAACCATTTTCAGGTATTCTAACAGTTGTTGATGGTTCTGTTCTATCTGTTCTTGTATTTAATAATGCAACACCATCAGCTCCATTAGGTTTTGGTTCTAATTGAGGTTGCTTTGGTTCAAATTCTGTAAAATGAACAAAAGCACCATTCCATTCTCTAACCATTTCTCTATATGGAAATTCCATACCTGATCTATCTGATATGGCTTTTGCATACTTACCTATTGCATATCTAGACATTATTTTTTACCTTTTTTCTTTTTTTTCTTTTTCTTTTTTTTACCACCAGGTCCTAAAGGTTTATCAATATGACCACCATACTTTTCACCTTTTCTCATCATGTCAGCTTTGTCAGCCATCAAGTCATTTAATTCTACGATAGCTTTGTTATAAATTTCACTTTGTTGACGACCACTTAAATCATAAAAGTCTTTGCCATACGTTGATTCGGCTAATTCATCTGCTATTCTTTGTATTTTATCTTTGTCCATTATGTTCCTGGGTAATAAGCTTTTGGTGTTATGTATGTGCTAGAAGCTGAACCATCTTCTGCTAATGCTCTAGCAAATTCATCTTCATAATATAATTTCATTTGTTGAACTAGTTGTGGTTGATATTTTTGTGAAAGATAAAATGATAAACCTGCAACCATACAAGGTACAAATCTAAATGGAACATCAGTTGCATTTGTAAAATCACCTATATCTTGTATTCTTTTGATAAAATAAAAATGCATATCTTTAGATGCATTAGTTGAATCTGGTGTTGGATAAACATGTATTCTAACTTTATCAATAAATCTTTCTACCCAATATTGATTAGGTGTTCCTTGTGAAAGTTTATTTGAAAACCCTGCATAAGTAGATCTATCTACTTTTGTCATCGGTGAATCTGATTGTGTGGTTTGTGTTCTATTAGATCTTAATTGTGCTTCAAGGACATCGGACATTCCATAAATTCCATTAGTAGGCGTAGTTGTTGCAGAAGTGCCATCACCACTAGCTCTAAAAAAATCATAGTCAGATTGACCTTGAATTAAATCAAGATTAGTTTCATCTATCTCCCAATAGTGAATACCTCTATTACCCCATTCTTGAAATAGGATATTAAGAGATCTTCTAGCAGATTTAAGTTGATAGCCTGCTACAGAATTTAATCCAATACGTTCAAAAGCGTCCTCTATAATTTCTTCAATAGAAAACGTTTTATCAAACGTTGTTGTTCCCGAAGTGGTATTAGCCATTTGGCCTCCTATCCATCAAAGAATGTAGTAACACTCACTGCTGTTCCTGCTGGAATATCTATATAAGCTCCCGAATCAAACAATACTCCATCATCTGGAATATAAGGATCAATATAATCTTTTGTAGTTGTTGCTACTTGAAAAGAAAATAAAGAAGTTCCTGATACAGGTGACGTATTAAAATAAGATACATTTCCTACAGTTCCACCAGTTGTAATATGCATTCCTCTGACTCTTGTTCTACCAGCCGTTAACACAGCTTGTCCGCCTGCAGTTCCTGCAGCATTTCCAGCTGAAGTGTTTGTTCCAACTGCACCGTCAGTAGTTATCGAAGTTACAGTCGCATAAAATTTAACAGAACCTTTTGTATTATTATTTGGTCCTGCTAAAACTTCTGATTGATCGTTACCTGCAATATCTGTTCCTGTTATTGTAAAATCTACTCCAGAAATATTCCCTGTAGAAGTTAGAGTTATTTTACAAGCTTGGTCAGTTTGATGAAAAGCACCTGTTCCGGCAGCTGCAGTTAAAGTTAAACTATCAGCTCCACTTGTAGTTTGTGCAGCAGCCACAGCTGCAGTATCCGCTGATAAATTATTTAAAATTGTTTTACTTTTTACATCTGTTGCCATTTGTTCTCCTTAAAATTTATGTGGGGCCTAAGCCCCACACTATTAATTTATTTATTATGACGCAAATGCAAAAGCACCAGTTGTCTGAGTAGTCTCAGCTGATAGTTTTGTTGCAATGTGCCACGTAGCATCTTCATAACAAATAAAAGCAATTTGTCCACCAGTAGTCAGCAAGTTTGTTGCTGCGTTTGCTGGTGTGAAAACTAATTGAGTTTCACCTGCTGCTGAAGTATCAAAAGTTACTTCTGATGAACCTCTTGATTCAATTACTGAACCAGTTGCCCAAACATCAGAACCTGCTGCATCGAAAGTTAATGTAGCTGTTCCTCCAGTTGTGTCTTTTGATTGACAATAAATTACAATTGTACCTGCTGTTGCTGCGGGTAGAGTGCATGCTGCTGCAGCTGCACCTGTGTAATTTACTACAGAAATAGTATCAGCTGCTAGTGTTAAACTAGATGCTGTTGCTACATCTGAAATTGATAAACCAGTTAAGTCAGGCATACCTGAACTCATTCTAGTAGTAATAGCTCCAGTAGACGTATTTTTAGTTGCTACTTGAAAACCTTTTTCCGATCTTACCGGACCGTTAAACGTTGTTGATGCCATAATTATATCCTCCTAGTTTCCGAACATAGTCTCTAGGCCGTCGACTATACGCGTCTATGTTCTAATTAATTGTATAGTGAGTTTTTTATATACTAGATTTTAATAGAGTGCAAGAGAGTGTGTAGTGCGGATAGTGTTTTCCAACGATGTAGCTTTTTATTAAGTAGCTACAGAAACTTGCGGAGCTGCACCTTCGACAGTATTTTGTCTGTGAGCAATAGCTGCTTCTTCCAGCTTAATGTCAGTAATGACTTTTTTAACTTTGTCATCAATTCTGACCATTTCAAGAGTATATCTACCATTAGACAGATGCTCTTGTTCCCACTTCAACTCCAAGGACCTTTTTTGTTTGTATAGGTCTTGTATCATCAACAACCTCCTCATAGGTTATTCTGTTTACTCGGTTATCATATGATATACCAAGATATTCCCAATTTATACTCTTTTCTCCCAACTTGTCAAGGATAGATTGTTCAAGAGAAATGGCGTTATCTTCAGACAAAACTTCAAATTTTGCATAATGATCATAAGCCCATATAGTTATTAGAAATTTTTTCATATTTTTGTAAGATCAAAAGCTATAGAATATCTGTCCTCTTTTAAATGATATGGCACTGAGTGTACTAATTTACTATTAAAAATCAACAAAGAATTTTCTGGACATTTTTTAACATTAACTCCTAACCCTTGTTTTTTAAATACAGTTCCTATATCGGATTTATTTTTTAAGTAATATACCATACTTATATCACACTCTGGATGTGCATGCCAGTTCATATAATTACCTTCACTAAAATTAGCCCAACATTTTTGTATAGTATAGCCTTTTAAATGTTTTTTTATTGTTCTTAACAAAAACAAAATTTCTTTATGTGTATGCAAATTAGGATCAGTTTGTAAACCCGGAAAATTAGGACCTAAATTTTTTACAACTGTTTTTATAAATTTTAAAAGTTTTAGTCTATCTTTCTTTAATAAAATATTTTTATAAATTCTCACTAATTTCTTTCTATTTTTTAAATGAGGCGGGATTGTGTCCCGCCTCAAAATTTTAAGTATTACGCACCTTCAACGCCGAAAATACCTCTAGGGTCAGATACACCAAATGAGTATCTTTCTCTAGCTTTGTATCTTACGTTTCCAGTATCGAAATCACCTTCCATTGCAGTTGTTAATGGAGCTCTTGTGAACATTTTCATACCATTAGGTACGTCTGTAATGATGTAGAACGCGTCAGTGTCAGTTAAATAGTTATTGACTCTGTATCCTTGCGGAATCATACCCATAGATACGATTGCGTTTATATCATTGTCAGCTGTTCCAGTTCTACCTTGAGATTTCATCAATCTCTCAGCTGTAAACTGAAGCTCTGAAGGGATAATCATTTTTACCCCTCTCGCTGCAATTCTAAGACCTCTTTCGTCAGTCATTGCAGCAATGTCAATTAAAGACTGCTCCAATGAAGTTTCGTTAAGATCTGCCTGAGTAGTCAAAGTGTTCTTGAAAGAACCTGCTACTGTAGGGTGAGATACGCCAAATAAAGATTCGCCGTCACCTGATTTAAATGTATCTACACCTGGTAGACCATTTATTAAAGGCTCAACAGCTTTTACTTGTTTAGCGTTACTCATAGATCTTGCTAAAGCTTTTGTATATCTAGACGCAAGTCTATCGTACAAATTATCCTCAATCGCTTCTTCAGTGATTGCGAATGCTAAAGCAACAGTCTCGTGAGTGTAACGAGCAGTGAAAGTTTCTTGTGCTTCATCAAATGATACACCAGATCCTTCACCTTTTACTTGTGCGTTTGCGAAACCAGATAACATAACTTCTTCTTCAAAAGCTCTGTCACTGTTTTCACTAGTATAAATCTCAGCGTGCTGATTTTCATACCTTTTGTATTCCAAGCCGAACAGTGCGTTCAAACCTGGCTCTAGTTCTTTAACTAGTTGTGATCGTGATATTGCCATTTTTGTTCTCCTATTCTAGCTTTACGATTGTAGTTCGATCAGATTTGCAACTACTACTACTGATGCAAAAGCTGCAGAGATATCTTCATTTTCAGGATCTTCAGCAGATCTTAAAAGTCTCCACGAAGCTGCATCAGCACTTGTGTCACCTATATCTAATGTCGCTGAAGACTGTCCAGTAGTTGTGCTACCAGCAGAAGTATTCATGTCATAAGTTTCTAGGAAACCAGCTTGTGCTACAGTTGCGTCTGTCGCTACTACGTATTGTTGTTGAGGGTTATCGAATACAAATGCATCGATATCTTCTGAGTTTGCTGGTGTTACTTGCACGTAATGATTTGCAAACGTCGGCTTTAAAGTTGTAGCCGCGTTATAGAATATTCCGTTAAGTACGCCCAAAACCGGTGCGTCAGTTGTTTGACCATCGATTATGTAACCAGCACTAGAAGCAACGCATCCACCATGAAAAATGGTAGTTGCATAACCCGCATCGATTTTGTATTTACCTTGACCAGAAGTCGCTGGAGTTGATCCAAGCGTTCCTGCAGGCACTAATCCAAAACCTTGTGTGTTTCTATTTGCCATAGTTGTTTCTCCTTATGTACCTGCCCCGAAGGGCCTCCAGTACGGTTTTAAAATTTCAGTGATTAAAAAAATTATTTTTTCGTACCACCGAAGGTTACACGAGATTGCCTTTCAACATTGATAGGCATCCTCTGGTCCTGCTCCTTCATAAGATCGTTTTCTACTGCTTCACTTCGTTCTTTATGACGATTTGCCATATAGTCTTGACGTTGCTGCGCGATCTCGACGGGTACCTTCGCAAGAAGAAGGCCACCGACCCCAATCACTCCCTTGTATTTGCCCTCATCGAGGACTGGATAATCACTTGCATTTTCAACTTCTTCGGCACGAACTAATTCATAACCTTCTCTCATTCTTCCAGTTATGTTTTTCGTATCTTGAAATCCTATGACTTCAGCTCTTATCCATCTATACCTGAATCCATCAGGTGCAGGGGGTGCATCTAGAGAAGATGGTGGAACCCACACTTTAGGTCTTTCAGACTTTGA